GTTTTAAGAAAGGGCAGTATGACAAAGCCCAAGGGCAAGGTGCGTGTAGTTGATTATTTAGGTACATGTACTGGAACATTTGTTGTATCGCCAAATAATAAGATGGACACATCTAAACGTATAAACATATATTCAATTGGAGGAAACATTGAAAGAAACCAAAGGATCGAAGAAAGGGAAACCCTCTCCACAAGAGAAGAAATATTTGTCGCATATATTGCCAAAGGCATGGAGCCAAGGCAAGCTTATCTTAAAGCTTTTCCTACAAAAGACCCGCACTATGCTGGGATACGTGCAGGACAGCTTGTCAAGACTACTAGGATAAGGAGCGCTATGAAAGAGGAATTGAAACCATTCATGGAAGCACTAGGTCTAGATGAAAACTATGTGCTTACAAATATAAAGGAGGTAATCGACTCTTGCGACAAGGACGATACCAAGCTAAAGGCCTTGTTTAAGTTAGCAGATATTATGGATATGGAAGATAAGAATAGAACTCAGGTTACTACAGTATCAGGAGCTTTATTCCAAGGATTTAGTAAAGATAAATTAGAAGCAGTCGAAAGACCAAAGGAGATAACTAGTGGCAAATAAGAAGAAACCAGCAAAATCTAAAAAGAAAAAAATGCCTAGTAAGGCACCAAGTAAAGGATATAGGTATTAAAATGGGGCTTAAAAAGGAAGATTATCTAATATTAAAAAAGGTAGCTAGTGAAAATAATCATTCATTAGATGAGTTAATTGAAGTCTATGGAAAAGAAAGCTCTTTTGGTGATGATTTAAATAGAAAAGGCAGTCAGTACAAGGGCCCTTTTCAGTTTGGAAAAGATGCAGGAAAAGATGCAGGCTTAGTTGGGATAGGAAGAGATGGAGTTGAATTTGATTATCGTAATGATTTAGCAAAATCGGCAAAAGGATACATTGATATGGTAGCGAAAAATAGAAAATCCCTGAACCATTATCTAAGAAAATATGGTATAAATGATTCAGAACTGCTTAAATTTGATAAGTCAACTGTAAACTATATGCTTCATCAGCAATCAGCAAGGGGTCTTGCGAGCATATTAAAAAGTATAACTAATCCTATAACTGAGAAAATGCCTAAAGGATTTTATGGATCTCAAGATAAAGATTGGGGATATTTAAATCCAAGAGCTAGAATATTGGAAAATTTAACAGACCCCCAAAAAGACTATTTCAAATACAAAACAGAAAATGTACCTGCGGCTGCTAGATATTTTCTTAATTCTGTTAAAGAGCAATTAGACTCTATTGACTATAAATCAGATGTTAAAATTTATGAAAAAGATATTAAGAAGAAAGACGATACTAGCTTTTTCTTCCCAGATGACAGGGTTATGAATGAAGCTCTTGGATAGAGATTATAAAAAGATTCGTATAATAGAAAATAAAATACGAGAATACTTTAACACTCCCAAGTGGAGACAAATAAAAAAAGATAGAAAGGAACAAGATGGCAAATTTAGATGATTACGCATTTGGTGCTATGAACAATGCAGATCCTGAAAAAGACATAACTGGTGGAGCAATGTTTTATTCTGAGTTTGAAATGGACATGACTCCAAAACAACAGCAGCAATATAGAAGCACTGTATTAGGTACTTTAGATTCTGTTTATCGTCACGATCCTAATAAAGGTAGATTAAATTTTTCTGATTGGTTAGATAATTTAAAGCCTGAAGTAGTTAGAGAAAGAGCTTTAGAATGGGAAAAGGTTAGACATGATAAAGATACTATGGATAAAATGGATCCAAAAGAGTTTAAAGTTCTTGAGGATGCAGGATTCTTAGAAGGTCTTTTACAGAAGCACACAGGAAGATTACAGGATGTGCGTGATATTATAGGATCAGAGATACCTAGACCAATTGAAGAGTTTCAGCCTACTCCAGCAGAGTTAAGAAGATAGGACTTAATGGCTAATATAAACTCTAGGAATATTTCCCAAGCAGAGGAGGAGCTCAGACTCGCACATAAAGACTTAATTGCATTTGGCAAGCTATTCTTACCAGATGACTTTATGAGATCAGAGACTCCTTTCTTTCATTATGAAGTAGCAGATGCTTTAAATGACATGGATCATAGACAGCTTGCAGTTATATTGCCTAGGGGTCACGGTAAGACAGTTCTTACTAAGTGTAATATTTTACATGACTTCGTATTTGCAGATGAGCCTTTATTCTATGGATGGGTTGCTGCAAGCTCTAAGATCTCTATACCTAATCTAGATTATATTAAATATCATATAGAATTTAATGATAAAATTAAATATTACTTTGGCGACTTAAAAGGGAGGAAATGGACAGAAGATGATATCGAACTTAAAAATGGTACTAAACTCATATCGAAAAGTAATCTTAGTGGTATTCGTGGTGGGGCCAAGCTTCATAAAAGGTATGACCTTATTGTATTGGATGATTTTGAAGACGAAAACAATACTATTACTCCTGAAAGCCGCTCGAAGATTTCCAATCTTGTTACCGCTGTTGTCTTTCCTGCCCTCGAACCAAAAACAGGACGACTCAGAATAAATGGTACACCAGTACACTATGATAGCTTTATTCAAAAGATCCTTGTAGGATATGAACAATCTTTAAAAGAAAAAGCAGATTATTCATGGAAGGTTATAACATATAAAGCTTTAATGGAAGATGGTGAGGTTTTATGGCCTTCATGGTTTGGTCATAAAGAGATGGAACGTAAAAAGAAGTTCTATTCTGATAGTGGAACCCCACAAAAATTTTATCAAGAATATATGATGGAGGTACAAAGTGAAGAGGATTCTATCTTTAATAGAGATCATATTAAATATTGGGATGGTCAATTCATCAAAGATGAGGAAAGCGGTGTCATGTATGTTGTTCCCGATGGCGATGATCCTAAGCCTTGTAATGTTTTTGTTGGAGTGGATCCTGCAACTGATTCTGCTAGGCGTAATTCTGATTTTAGTGTACTTATGGTGGTTGCTGTTACTCCTGATAATAATATTTATGTTTTAGATTATGTAAGAAATAGAACATTACCTGTATTGGGAGTTCCTGGTACAGATAAAAAAGGTATAGTTGATTATATATTTGATCAAGCTAAATTTTATAAACCTACACTATTTACAATTGAAGATACAACAATGTCGAAGCCTGTATTTCAGGCCATACGAGCTGAGATGAGAAGAAGGAATGAATTTATAATTCCATTTAAAGAAGAGAAGCCTGGTAATAGAATGAGCAAAAGAGATAGAATACAAGAAATATTAGCACAAAGATTTGCCGTGGGTCAAGTGCATATCAAAAAAACTCAATACGATTTACATAGGGAGATAATGACTTTTGGCCCACGTATGGCACATGATGATACTATAGATGCTTTAGCTTATGCTTGTAAATATGCACATCCTCCACAAGGAATAAGTGAAGGTAAAGATGGTTGGTATAAGAATAAACCTAAAGCAAAAAGTTGGATAACAGCATAATGAAAGATGGATTATTTAGATCAATAGTAATTATTTGGATGTTAACTGTAACTTTCTTAATTTACAATATGTGGATAGACTTAAAATATATATCAGATTTAATATATGCTTATATGAAAATGGTATTAGAATATAATCAATATAAAGGTTAAGATGGGAGGATTCTTAGCAACAATAGGATTCTTTTTTATAATGGAGGGCTTTAATTGCATCTTTCCTTATTATGATGAAAATGTAATAACAGCATCTGTATATGGTGGTTACCATGAAAATATTGGATGCTTTTGTAAATGGGAAAAAGAAGATTTTATATATAATGCTGAAACAGATAAATGGGAATTAGCTCCAGATGCTAGTAGAAAAAGAAGTAAAAAACATAAAGGTCGGAAGCGTGGAGGCTCAGGATTAAGATAATGGAAAAAGCAAAAGAAGCTATGGCTAATATTTTAGCTGAATGGTTATTTAAAGATTTTGGAATACTATTAGACGAACCAACAAAACAAGACATACATAACACTCTAGAAGAACAAGGAGCCAATGAGTAGTAATGAATTGTGTTATGGAATATATTATTAGGATTAATATTTTTAGGAACTTATAGATATGGTGATTACATTACAGATGAGTGTCCGCAGGTGGAGTACGCCTGTCCGAAAATTTGCGATGTCGACCATGAACACTTACCTTTAAAGGAATGCAAGAATGGCAAAAAAGAACAAGAAAGTAGATCAGATAAGACAGCTATATCATCTAGCAGATAATACGACTAGACGTCAATGGCAAAAAATAAATCAAAAAGGTTATGAATTTGCACATGATGAACAACTAGCAGCTAATGATAAAGAGTCTTTGGAAGAACAAGGTATGCCTACATTTACAATTAATAGGATATTGCCTGTTGTTGAAATGTTGAATTTTTATGCCACTGCTAAAAATCCAAGATGGCAGGCAATAGGGGTAGAGGGAAGTGATACTGATGTAGCATCCGTATTTTCAGATCTTACTGATTATGTATGGCACAATTCTAATGGATCTACATTATATACTAATGCTATAAATGATTCAATTACTAAAGGTATTGGATATTTACTCGTTACTGTAGATAAAGATGCAGACAATGGAATGGGTGAAGTTGTTATTCAACAGCCAGAACCGTTTGATTTATATGTTGATCCTAAGTCTAGAGATATGTTGTTTAGTGACGCATCTTATATTAT